GCGCTTTTCAATTGGTTAGTTGATAACAACGAAATAGAACCACTTACTAACGAAGACAAAATTGAAATCCAAAGAATAAAAGATGAAATAGAGAGACTTCAAACAGAATATGATAATAGTGAGGAAGTTAGAACAGATTTATTGGATGAGATTGAAGATTTGGAAGACACTCTCGATGAGTATGACTCAAAAATAGATGTCTATAATATAATTCCCAATGGAAAATATTATGATATGACTCAATTTGAGGTTATCAATGCGGGATTGGAAGGTAGGGGTTACGCTGTAGGAGATGCGTCTGAAATGGATGATAGTGCAAATCAATATGTTGAAAACCTTATTGATGATATTGGATATGCTGGTTTTAGTTCGTCATTTGCTAGAAGTTATATTGATGAGGATGCGGTTGTAAGTTATGCGGAGAATGTTTATTATGAGGATGTTCAAAATAATCCCGACGTTTATTTTGACGATAGTGAAAGAGAACTTTCAGGAAAACAAGAAGAAAAGATTGAGATTTTAAAAATGAGAATATCTCAAACACAACAAATTATTTCCGAATTAGAAGATACAAAAGACGGTGAAAATGAAGAGAATGATGAAATAGTTGATGAAAAAATTGAAGAGTTAGAAGACTTAATTGTTGAATATGAAGATGAAATACAAGAGATAGAAGATAGTCCTGAGGGTGATTTCCCTCAAGATATGGTTGATGAAAAAGTTGAAGATTTGGTTGCAGATGTCAAAAATGACCCTGAGAGCTTCATGAATGAATTCGGATTAGAGTGGGAAGATTACATAGATAAGGATGCGTTCATTGAAGGAGTTATAGAATCCGATGGTTATGGTATTGTGAATAGTTATGATGGAAATTATGATGAAGAATACGTCAATGATATATTATTTTATGTTATGAGAATTGATTAAAAACAAAATTCAAGTTATAATTTAACTAATGGCTAGAAAGAAAAAAATGTCGTTTAAGTTAGACCCCGAATGGTTATTGAAAGAACCATTAGATTTTGAGTTTAACAAGTATACCTTACTCGACTACCTACAGAAGTGTGAAAAAAGATTTGATAAGTTTGAAATATACCCAGACTTTGTAGAGTTATCATTACATCTTGCGAATCTACAATCATTGATTAAGGAAAACACCCTTTTACTTACAGACAAGAAATTTGAATCTTGTGACGACGAAATTTTATTGAAAGAATTATATCCAAAAAAACCAAGAGAACTTTCACCTAAAGAAGAAGAGGAGCTTGAAAAAACAATAAAGTATTCAGGAAACAAATTGTTTGATGCATTCAACCAAGCAAAATCAATTTGGAATTTAGCCTACGATAACGTTAATATAACTCTCAGAAAAAACAAATCCAATGTAGGATATGGTAAAGGTTATTTATTTTATTACAGAAAATCAGATGATAAAATTTTGGTTTGGGAATATGATATAAGAAAAATAAAGGGCGATGAAATTAACAGTAAGACTTACCTTAATTTGATTTTTGAAGACTCTCCAATAGATTTAACTTTACCAACTATTCTCGATAATTTTTCAACTTGGAATACTAAACCCTACTATCAAGAGTTACCTGTGTTTGAAATGAAAAACACACAAGATTTTCCAATGGAAGCAACACTGATTCCAATAGTTAAAAGGAAAATAATGGCATATGTGTATCAAGTGGTTAACTTTGAAAAAATAAAAAACTTTGACTCTGAAATATAATTCAATTATATTTTAGTATGGGATTCAATAAAAGATTTGTAGTTTTAGAGCATTGTATAAATGCATTGAAAAAAGATAATCTTAAGGATTATTACGGTAAAAGTGATATGTTGGTTTTCGAAGATACAACAAGCTCAAAAATTTACGACTTATACAAACAAGGTAAAACAGAAAAAGAAATTCTATTAATTATAAACCAAAACATGGAGGAAAAAACCAATGAAGTGTATTAAAGCAATTAGAGCGTCTAAAGACGTAGAAGTAGGCGACATCAAAAGAGTTGATGACAAAATCGCTATGAACATGGTCGGCCTTAGCTGGCAGTATGTTTCCAAGACAGAATGGAAAAAATGGAAAGGGGTCAAGACTGTTGAAGTAAAGACAGAACAACCTGTAGAACAAGTTGAGAAGAAACCTTATAAGAAAGGTTCTAAACCTGAGAAAAAATCAAAGTAATTTTGAAAAAGTTTTTACGTAAAATCGATTGGTGTATAGATTACTATTTTGTGTGGATGTTATATAATGGTAACAAAACTCATCAATACATTGAATATATGGAAAAAAAGTGGAAAAATGGAATTTGATAAACTGATTCGAGATAATTCCCGAAACACAATGTCCTCCAAAGAACGTGAAAAATTCGAGGAAATGCATTATTTTGTGAATATATCTCACAAACACAAAATTATTTTATGGCTTTGGAGTAAATGTGGGTCAACCCACATGGCAAGAATCATGAGAAATTTTGATTTCAAATTTTATAAGATAGATGGTGATAATATAGTCTTAACAGAAAATCAAGTTATACAAATACATTTTTGTAACTTATTTTCTGGTCATCAAGATTATAAAATATTAGCGGCAGTTAGAAACCCCTACTCAAGATTTTTTTCGGAATTTACATTTACTAGAAAATCTGAGGATTATATTTTCAATGATACTAATAAAGAAAAATTCAAAGAATTTATTTACGAGGTTATAGTTTATAACAACTTTTTTACAAAAGGATGTGTGGACTTTCTTGAAAGAGTTCCAGATTATCCAGTTCGATTAGAAAATTTATATGAAGATTATAGTAAAATCCCTTTTATTGTAGAAAGTGAATACTTCAAGAGTGGGGAATTAAAAAGAATGATAACTCGAAAAGTTAATGTCTCAAATGAAGACGAAACCCTTTGGAAAAAATTTTATACTCAAGAAACTGCTGATATAGTATACTATAGAATGTCAAGGTATTTTGATTTGTTTGGATATGATAAAAACTCTTGGAAAAAATAAAACTCTCGATATAAAATAATAAAATATGCAAATAGAGGAAGTAAAAGAAATGGTAAATGGACCATCTCACTATGGTGGGGTAGATAATCCATATGAAGTAATCAAGGTTTGTGAGGCTTGGGGATTAGATTATGACGCATATCTTTTCAATGTAGTAAAGTATGTTGCAAGGGCGGGCAAGAAAGATGAAACAAAAGAACTTGAAGATTTGAAAAAGGCGGCTTTTTATTTGGGTAGAAAAATTAAAAACTTAGAAAAATGATTATTTGGTTAACAGGACAACCTGGTTCAGGTAAGACAACTATTTGTAAAAGAATTCTTTGGGATAAACCTGGGGTGTTTCATATTGATGGTGATGACCTGAGGGACCTGTTCGAGAATAAAGATTATTCTGAAACAGGCAGAAGAAAAAACGTTGAACTAGCACAACAAATTGCTCAGTATCTTCACAAAAAAGGTCAAGATGTTGTTGTTTCTTTAGTTTCTCCATACAAAGACCAAAGAGATAAGTTCAAAGAAAAGATTGGTAATAATCTTATCGAGGTGTTTGTTCACACAACTGAGATTAGAGGTAGGGAAAATTACTTTGTAAGTGAATATCAACAACCTGTTGAAAACTACTTTGACCTTGATACAACAAATGAAACCGTTGAAGAGTCGGTTAAAAAACTTTTAGAATATGCAAAAAATTCACGTTGAAGGAGACCCAAAACTAAAGAATAATTCAGGTAAACAATATTCAATGTTTATCGGAAGATGGCAACCATGGCATAGTGGGCACAGATGGTTGATTGACCAAAGACTTGAAGAAGGTAAGAATATTTTAATTTGTATAAGAGATATTGAGCCTGATGAAAAAAATCCATATAGTGCTGCTGAAGTAGAATCAAATATAAAAAAAGAACTTTGGCAATTGGTGGGTAAAGAAAGAGTTAAGATTATGGTCATACCTGACATAGAATCTGTAAACTTTGGCCGAGGTGTTGGATACGACATCATTGAACACATACCACCACAAGAAGTCAGTGAAATATCTGCAACTAAAATTAGAGAACAATTAAAACAAGAGGGAAAATTATAATGGAAAATTACATCGGAAAGGTTATTAATGGGGATTGTATTAAAGTCATGGCTGACATGCCAGAAGCTTCCGTGGATTTGATAGTGACATCACCACCTTACGGTGTTGGTATTGCTTATGATACGTTCAATGATGATTTGGAGTTCGAACAATATAAGGTGTTCAGTGCAACTTGGTTGAGAGAGGCTTACAGAGTTTTGAAAGACGATGGAAGAATTGCCCTGAACATTCCATATGAAATTAATAGACAAGACAAGGGCGGGAGAATATTAATGGTTTCTGAATTATGGCAAATAATGAAGAACATTGGTTACAAGTTTTATGGTATTGTAGACTTAGAAGAAGATTCGCCACATAGGAGTAAGACAACCGCTTGGGGTTCATGGATGTCTCCATCAGCGCCTTACATTTATAATCCAAAAGAATGTGTATTGTTGGCATACAAGAAGACTCACATTAAAAAAATAAAAGGAGAACCTGAATGGGTTGGTGAAATTGTAGATATTGAACAAGAGGATGGAACAATAAAAAAGAAAACAGTTTATCAAGAAGAGCACAAGAAAGAGTTTATGGATTTAGTTTATGGTCAGTGGGATTATTTTGCTGATACTAAACAGATGACAAAGGCAACCTTCTCAATGGACATACCAATGAAAGCTATTAAAATCCTTACTTACAGGAATGATGTTGTTCTTGACCCATTCACGGGTAGTGGAACTAGTTTATGTGCTGCGGAGATAAGTGGTAGAAGATGGATAGGGATTGAATTGAGCGAAAACTATTCCAAAGTTGCAAAAGATAGAGTTCAACATTTTGTTGATAAAAAGAAACAATCTAAATTAAATTTTGGGGAAGGGGTTAATTAACCCCTTTTTTTATTGTCAACATATTTATATAGAAACAATCTAATGAAAGAAGAATTAATAAAAAAATTAGTGCAAATCCAATTACAATGGAAATTTTTACATTGGCAAACTTTTGGAGATGCTAAACATAGACTTTACGGTGAGATATATGATGGTTTAGGTGCCCTTATCGATGAGTTTACAGAAACTATGATGGGTAAATATGGTAGACCTGAATTTGAACCTGAATTCGGTTTAATGTTTCAAGATATTTCATCAATGAGTATTCAAAATTTTATGGATGGAATTACAGAATTCTTAGTTGGTATGAGTGACCAATTAGATGGTAGATATGACACAGACCTACTTAATTTAAGAGACGAAATGTTGGGTCTGATAAATAAATCAAAATACTTACTAACTTTAAAATATTAATATGGGAAAAGTAATTAGACTCACAGAGGCGGACTTAACAAAGATTGTTAAAAGAGTCATTCTAGAACAAACATCGATGGGTGTTAAAGGTTCTATAGGAAAAGCAGTATGCGATTTTCCTGAAGCAAAAAAAAGAGACTACAAAGTATTCTTCGTAGAAGGCACACCTAAAACTGGTGGAAAAATCATTTCAAAAGGAACAAAACTTTCCCCTTCAACAATTATTGAAATGAAAAAAGGGGACAAAATAACAATGGGTAGTGTTTCACCTTTAGACAAAGGAAAGTATTTCCAAGGTCTAGAAATGTTTGTGAACGACAAAGGAAGAATAGAAATGTTTGTGCATCGTGCGTAAAAAATTAATAACAGAGACGGGTATAAGAGACATTTCGGCTTTGAGGAAGAGATATCCCAAGGCCGAAATCTATTTTCACCAAGACTTGGATGGTGTTACCACAGCCATTGCTATGAAGAAATACCTCGAAAGCAATGGTATTGATGTTATAGGCGCTCACATCATACAATATGGTGATAAAGAATTTGCTGTTAAAAAGAATGATGCTGAAGGTGATGTGATGCCTGTTCTTGTTGATTTTGCGCACGGAAAACCGATGTTCAAGATTCATACAGACCACCACGACAAACAAGTTGGTGCTGAGAAAGAAACATCGAAATCATTCAGACAAGCCCGTTCAAATGTTGAAACAATATCACAAGTTGTTTCACCAAAAGATTTATTTCCTAGCTCAGATATCTTGTTAATCAATACTGTAGACTCAGCGGACTTCGCAAAACATGGTATAACACCTGAGGAGGTTGTAAACTATCTTTACAGATTCGACAAAGAAACTTCATTACAAAGGAACAAACTTCTATTGGGTTTCGTAATTAACAAATTACTATTAGCGTTCAAAAACAAACCAGGTTTTTTGGAAGGTTTAGTTATGGACTCAGAGCCATCATTACTTTCAATATTAACAAATATAAAATCTTGGATGAAAGCCGCAAATTCACCTAAACCACAAGAATTACAAAAAAATGCAGAAGAATACGCGCAAGCAATGAAGGACTTTCCGAAAGTCAGCGACAATATTATTTTCCAATACGGTGGAGGTAGTATGTTTAAACCTGGGTCATATGATAGGTATACCCCATTTAGAAATAATCCTGAGGCAGACTTTCTTATCATGGCATGGCCGCTTGGACTATTACAAGTTTCTTGTAATCCGTTCAAAAAGGAGAGGGAGCTTAAAGGTGTTAACCTTGGGGAAATCGCCCAAGAAGTTCTCGGGAAATGGGAATCTCAACTCAAAGAAAAGAAAATACCGTTATCGACTATTAAATGGATTAGCGAAACTTCAGTCGGTCCCGAAAGTGTGGGGTTCACGTTTAAAGATTTTGATGCTCTTTATGGTGGGAAGTTTATGATGATGGACGGAGGTGAGAAAGCTCTCGAACACATCAAAGATATGATGGATGTTCCATTTACAGAACTATCTGAAGAACATAGACAAATGTTGGACAAGATTGGAATTAACGCATGGGATTTAATTCAATCTCAATCAGGAGGACATAAGTGTATTACAAACATCTCAGGTCTCAATTATCTCGGAAGGAGTAAAAGACCTCCTTCAGGTTCTTACAAATACGACCCTGAAAGAGAAGATGCGCCTTACATCAAGTTTCTAAAGATGTTGTCTGAGGAATTCAGAAAGAAATTGTTAGAAAAGATTGCACAATCTAAGCAATCAGTTGAAACTCCAAAATAATTTTATATTATTTGTGTATGGCAAACAAAGTATACACAAAAAAAGGTGATGACGGGACAACAAGTCTGTTGTCAGGAAGAAGAGTTCCTAAAACAATTCAAGAAATCAAGGCTGTGGGTTCGTTAGATGAACTCAACTCATTCGTGGGATTACTCAGAAGTGAGATATTTGACGTTAATGGTATTTTCGAAATAATCCAATGGAATCTTTTCAACGCGGGTTCAATGATTATCAATGATAATGATACCCCTTTGACTGAGGTCACACAAGATGATATTAAGTTTCTTGAGGACGCCATGGATGGTATGAATAAAGAATTACCTGATTTGAAAAATTTCATATTACCCAAAGGCAGTAGAGCTGTTTCAACCGCACATATTTGTAGAACAATTGCGAGAAGGGCAGAGATTGAAGTTTTGGATTGTAAAGTATTGGATAACTTTATCAAACTCCATCCCATTTCAATGTATCTTAATAGATTGAGTGATTACTTTTTTGTCTTGGCGAGATTCATTGGACACAAAGAAAACATAAACGAAACAATTTGGAAGAACTGATGAAAAAGATATTGGTCACTGGCGGTTGTGGATTTATTGGACACGCGCTC